AATGTGATGCTTTAGCAAGAAGGACAGTCACAAATATGACAGAACCTCAGCTAAAAGAAAATAGACCAAAGGCAAAAGACTTGCCTCATACATTTCAAGATAGTAAAACTGATTATGAAAATTAATAGTTTTGATATCGATGGAGTAATCTATTTTGGAGAAGGCACCACTGGCGTAAGACCCTGTAAAGATGACATTATCATTACAGGGCGGCCTTTTACTGATAGAGAAGAAACAATAAAAATGCTAGAGTCAAGAGGTATATATAATACACTATATATGAACCCTTTGAAAAGAGTTATTAAAAATCCACATAGCATACCAGGCGGTATCATGAATAATCCTCTTTATAGCAGAAAAGCTTCTGGTATTTTTAAAGGACATATGATTAATATGTTAGAGTCATTAGGATTAGAAATACAAATGCATTTTGAAGATGACCCAGTACAAATAAGACAAATAGAAAAGTTATGTCCTAATTTATCTATTGTACATTTAAAAAGAAAAAACGAGGAACGTGTCAAGTACTAAGTATAATTACAATTGGTATAATTACAATACTGAACTTATGAAAGAGTTCAATTGGTTTTTATATAAAATCAATGAAAGGTCTAATATTCAACTTGGTTATAGCGATGCTAAATATGAAAATGTAAATCGTCATGGTAAAGTTGATTATGGATTACAAGAAGATGTAGAGTATTTTCATCCAACAATTACCCTTGATGACCGTATGAGATTTATTGGTCAGGAAATAGCTAGCTTAGATACTAATATAATGAATATTGTTGGCAATACTTTTATATCTCATTTCTATGGTGGTAGGGGAGTTCATTTTTTAGCATCAGGAAAAGATAATGTGTTTGTTGATTTTGATAGAATAGCAGATGAAGATAAAGATTACATACAATTCATACGTAATAATTTAGATAAGGCTACAAAAAATAAGCAACCAATATGGGGAACAACAGAATTACATACATCAATACAAACAGCGGCTAGAAACTTTTGTCGTCAAAAATATAATGAACCAGACAGAAAGTTTCATCCAGTAGATGTATGTGAATGGGTATCTTCTTTTAGAGATACTGGCTTTTTAGATAGAATGCAGCAATGTAATCATATGTCAGAAATATATACTCTTTTAAGAGAACAGCCTGGCATAGGACATTATTATGGATTCCATGGAGCTGCTTCTTCATCTGTATTACCACAAATGAAATATCATCATGACCAACGATTTGTTTCGCCTGGTCCAGGAGCTGTATATACCATAGGACTTATGTGGCCTGATGCTCCAAAGAAACTATATGATGAAGCAATTTATTTTATGAGAGAGAATAGTGATGAGATTGGACTTACAGAAAATGTAGTATTCCATCCTAAAGCTTTCAACATAAATAAAAAAGATGGTACTAAATTGTTTGAGTTCGAACAGGATTCTCTCAAGTACTACGGAACTGAAGTTTTGTCTTGTCAGTTCGGCGTGTACCTACAGATACGTGAAGACGAGCGTGCATGCGCGCGTAGACGCGTAGCGCGTGTACAGAAGACTAATACTTTAACTGAGTTTTTTGAATAACAGTTTACAAAACTCAAAAAGTATGTTATAATATATGTAATGAAAAATTTAATTAATTGTCCATTTATTCCTATAGCCAAAAGGCCAGGTTCTCATAGAGGAGCTGCAGGAGTAATGTATGGAGATATGATAAAGGAGAAATATGGAAACTGCGATGTTAACTACGGTGGAGAAATTGAAGACCATAATGCTTATGATACTCTTTGGGTCTACCATGGTACTGATTGGAGTGGCGGAATTAATATGTTTGGTGGGGTATATGGTTTTCCGTATGTTCAAAACACTGTCAACTTTTCTCAGTTCAAAGGTAAAGTCTATTCAATTGGAATCGACTTCCCGCCGTATCACGAAATGGTCAAATCAAAGTTGGACTCGGCTAAAAAAGAAGTTCAACCAGAATGGCACCAAGTAGATTTAAAAAATTTAGAACGAATGTTCGATACAGCAGAAAGAATTGACTATCCCAACCCGACTAATAAAATAGTTATTGGTGATAGTCATTCTATTTGTATGTATCGTCCAGGTTGGACAGTAAATTCTGTTCCGTTTAAAACTTTAAATGGAGCTTTAAATGAAGGCTTTGATAAATTTATACCATTTGATTACGACGAGATAGAATGTTATTTTGGTAATATAGATGTAAGACATCATGCTATAAGATTAAATCAAAAGGTAGAAGATTTAGCTGATAGATATATAGAAGAAGCTCATAAGTATAGCGCAAAAATATATGAGTTATTACCAATTGAATGTCCATCACGAAGAATACCACAATCAGGTTGGTATAAAGGTCAGCCATTTTATGGTTCATGGAAAGAAAGAACAGATTGGAGAAATCAATTTAATGATTACATAGAAAAAGAATATGGCATTATAAGATGGACACAAAATTTATATAATGAAAAAGGTCAATTAGATTTTAAATATATGGAAAAGCCACAGTCAATACATTTATCAAGAGAGTTCTATCCACATTGGAATGGAATAGAACCTCAAGGATTAGAGGAGTTTTT